GCAGGAGATACAGGAACAATCGTTTGTGAATGGACTAAAATTTACGAGTCGTAGGAGTTTAAATGGCTAATACTACTTCAGGGACAGCAACGTTCGATAAAAGTTTTGCTATTGATGAAATAGTAGAGGAAGCTTTTGAACGTATTGGTTTACAAAATGTTGCTGGTTATCAATTAAAAAGTGCTCGTAGAACATTAAATATATTATTTCAAGAATGGGGTAATAGAGGTATTCATTATTGGGAGATAGATGAACTTAATATGGATCTGATTGAAGGTCAATCAGACTATGATTTTTTTAGATCTAGTGATGACGGCACAAGTGCTGTATCCACACCAGCAAGTGTATTTGGAATATCAGATGTCCTTGAAGCACAGTTAAGATCTAATAGAACTCAAACAACGCAATCAGATAGTCCGATGACTAAAGTAGATAGATCTACTTATGCAGGTTTTTCTAATAAATTATCAAAAGGCACACCTAATCAATATTGGGTAGAAAGATTTATTGATAAAGTTAGAATACATGTTTATCCGACACCAGATTCTACTAATGCATCTAAAGATATGCATTTTTATTATATTAAAAGAATACAAGATGTTGGTGACTACACTAATGCAACTGACGTTCCGTTCAGATTTGTTCCTTGTATGGTTTCAGGATTAGCATATTACCTTGCACAAAAATATAATCCACAACTAATACAACCAATGAAATTAGTGTATGAAGATGAATTTCAAAGAGCGTTATCAGAAGACGGTTCTTCTTCAAGCACACACATAACACCAAAAGCATACTATCCAGGGGCATAATGGCTAAATACGCAACAGGTAAATACGCAAAAGCAATATCAGATAGATCGGGAATGGAATTTCCTTATAGAGAGATGGTAAGGGAATGGAATGGTTCATTTGTTCACTCTTCAGAGTATGAACCTAAACAACCACAACTTGAACCAAAACCGACAAGTGCAGATGCTATCTCACTAAGACATGTAAGACCTGGTAGAACAGAACCTGTTACTCCAAATCTTTTATTAAACAACCCTTTTTCTACAACTTCAGGATCTCAAACAGTCACTGTTACAGAAAAAAATCATGGAAGATCTACGGGCAATACTGTAAGATTTAGAAATGTGGATGGAAGTCCTGGAGGAGTGCCTTTTTCAACCTATGAAAACTCTTCAGGATTTAGTATAACTGTTACTACAACTGATAAATATACTTTTAGTTTAGGAACAAACGCAACAATAACAGAAGAATCAGGAGGGGTGACAGTCTCAGCAGGACCTGCTACAATAACACCATGATAAAAATAATTAAAAATTTTCTTTGTAAAATATTTTTTATAAAACAATGTTCTTGTCCAGAAGATATGGATGAACACGCAGAACTATATTTAAAAACATCAGAACCAGATGTTCCAGTTCATAAACCAGAACATTGTTCAAGTCATTTAAGATTTAGAAAAAGCTGTATGGCTTGTCAGGAGATAGTAGCATAATGGCAGGAATAAGTTACGATACATTAATTACACAAATTAGAAATTATACTGAGGTAGATTCTAATGTGTTAACAACAGATATTTTAGAGAATATAATTTTAAATGCTCAGTATAGAATTATGAGAGATATACCTATTGATGCAGACAAAAAACAACAATTAGGTAATTTTGCGGCAGGTCAAGAATCTATAAACGCACCTGCTGGATGTTTATTTGTTAGAGGCATACAAGTTTATGATACGGCAGGATCAGCTATTACGGGAGCTAATAGATGGCTAGAAAAAAAAGATATGACCTATCTTCAAGAGTATCAGGATGTGACAGGAACCTCCGCAGCTCAAGGTCAGCCTAAATATTATGCTATGTTTGGTGGTGCAACAGGGGACTCAGATACTACATCTGGTAGAATATTTGTAGCCCCAGTTCCAAACACTACCTATAGATTTAGAATACACTTTAATAAGATGCCAGCCACCTTAGAATCTAGCAACACCACTAATTATGTTAGTCTTAATTTTCCAAATGGATTGTTATATTGTTGTTTAGCAGAAACATATGGTTTTTTAAAAGGTCCAATGGATATGTTGACTTTATATGAAAATAAATATAAACAAGAGGTACAGAAGTTTGCTAGTGAACAAATTGGTAGAAGACGAAGAGACGACTATACAGATGGAGCAGTTAGAATACCAATAAACTCGGCAAACCCGTAGGAGAATAAATTATGGCAATAACATCAGCAATATGCTCAAGTTTTAAACAAGAACTTTTACAAGGTAAGCACAGCTTTGAATCTTCAGGCGGTCATACTTTTAAATTAGCTTTATTTACTAGCTCTGCATCTTTAGGTGCAGCTACAACTGATTACTCAACATCAAATGAAATATCAAATACATCTGGATCTGCATACTCTGCAGGTGGTGCAACTCTAACAAACTCTGGTGTATCATTATCTTCAACAACTGCCTTTACAGATTTTTCTGATGTAACTTACACATCAGCTTCTTTCACTGCAAATGGTGCAATGATTTATAATACAACAACTAATGGTGGCTCAAGTACGACTGATGCTGTTGCTATTATAGCTTTTGGTGGTGACAAAACAGCAAGTAACGGAACTTTTAAAATAGAGTTTCCTGCAGCAGACGCAAGTAACGCAATAATCAGATTAGCATAGGAGGCCGACCATGTCGGTAACTTCAGGATGGGGCCGATTAACCTACGGACAGGCTAATTGGAACCAAGCAACAACTTTAAAAACTGGTTGGGGCGCACAAGCCTGGAATGGTGGTGGTGCATGGGGACAAACATCCAATCAAGTAGTTACTTTAACAGGCCAATCAATAACATCTAGTTTAGGATCACCAACAGTTGTAGATATGACTGTAGGTCTAAGTGGTCAGTCTATTACATCTTCTCAAGGTACAGCTTTCAATCCTGTGGTTGTATCAGGTATATCTGCATCATTTTCTGTTGGATCTATAACTCCAAGAGATCAAACACAAGGTTTAACATCAAGTGCAATAACAGCATCCGTTGGTGCAATAACACCAAACGATATGACTCTAGGCCTAACTGGTCAGTCAATAACTGTATCACAAGGCACAGCAAAAGCACCTAATCAAACTGTAATTGTATCTGGTGTGTCTATGTCAGCATCACTGGGCACAGCACAAGGTATATCTTCACAAGAAGCTTTATTAACAGGTCAATCAATAACATCTAGTTTAGGTAGCGTTACAATACCAAATGATACGGCACAAATATCGGGTGTATCAGCATCGTTTAGTTTAGGAAGTCTTGTAGGTTTAGGAGGAGCTGTAGCTCAACCAACTGGTCAATCAGCTACAGCAAGTGTTGGATCTTTAACAGTAGAAGAAGGACTAGGATTAACAGGTCAATCATTTAGTGCTAGTGTAGGATCAATATCTTTAGCAGATATGCAAGTTGGATTAACAGGTCAATCTGCTACACTTAACGTAGGAACAGTTAATATCTTTGCATATGGGGATATTGACACTGGCTCTAATACGTCTTATAGTAATGTTTCGACAGGCTCGAATGATACATATTCGGATGTTGCAACTGGATCAAATACAAGTTATAGTGACGCTGCATAATAGGAGATAATTTATGGCATCAACATTTACACCTTTAGGGGTGGAACTTCAAAACACTGGTGAAAACGCTGGTACATGGGGAACAAAAACAAACGTAAATTTACAACTCATTGAACAAATATCTGGTGGATTTACAGAAAAATCAATTGCTGGTGGAGCACAAACTACAGCTTTAACTATTACTGATAATGGAACTGGTGATGTAGCTGGTCATAGAATGATTGAGTTCACAGGAACTATTACAGGAAATCAAATTGTAACTATACCTTTAGATGTTCAAACATTTTATTTTTTAAGAAACTCAACTTCAGGTGCATACACTGTTCAATTTAAATATGCTTCTGGTTCAGGGGCAAGTGTCACTTTTTCTGCTACAGACAAAGGAGATAAATTAGTTTTTGCAAGTGCAAGTGATGGCACTAACCCTATTATAAAAGATGTATCATTAGCTACAGCAGGCACAGTAACAGAAACTGGTACACAAACTTTAACAAATAAAACTTTAACATCACCTAAAATAGGCACATCTATTTTAGATACTAATGGCGCTGAATTATTTAAACTAACTGCTACAAGTTCTGCGGTTAATGAAATAACTTACAACAACGCAGCTACAGGTAATAAACCAACACTTACTGCCTCTGGAGATGACACCAATATTGGTGTATCAATTCAGCCAAAAGGCTCAGGAACAGTTACCATTGATGCTTTAACTTTTCCAGCAGCGGATGGCACAAGTGGACAAGCGTTAGTTACAAATGGCTCTGGAACTTTAAGTTTTGATACAGCAGGAATTTCAACAGGAAAAGCTATTGCAATGGCAATCGTATTCGGATAAAAGGAGTAAATTATGGCAAACCCAAATATAGTATCGGTAACTAGTATTAAAGGTGAATCGGTAGGTTATAACTTAACAGCTACTACAACTACAACTTTACTGACAGTGTCTACTGATAAATTAATAAAAATAAACAGAATTACAGCTGCAAACGTAGATGGAACTAATGCAGCTGATGTAACTGTTTCAGTTACAAAATCAAACTTTACTTCAGACGGTGTTACAAACTTTGACACTTCTGGAACTTTTCACATAGCAAAAACAGTATCAGTGCCAGCTGACGCAACGTTAGTATTACTTGATACACCAATCTATTTAATGGAAGCAGATGTTTTAAAAGGTGGAGCAAGCGCTGCATCTGATTTAGATTTATTTGTATCATATGAAGTTATAGACGACGCGTAGGAATCCACTGATGGAGCGAAATGGAGTAGCTAATGAACCAAGATAACGGTGGAATCATAGGAAAAATAAACACACCAACAACTACAGTTGCTTCAGGTGTATGGACTTTACAAGATCAATTTGAATCTCAATCTTCATCCATATGGCCTCTAGCTTTTCCACAAGCAACTTTTACTAACTCATTAAGAATACCAAGAGATGATAGCAGTCCCCATAAATTAGATAGAACACCTAGCAGTGCAAGTGATAGAAGAACTTGGACTTGGAGTGGTTGGATTAAAAGAACTATTTTAGGAGCACAAAGTAATGATATATTTAATGCTTATGATAGTGGTGGATTTTGGGAAAGATTTTATTTTAATTCATCAAATGTTTTAGAGTACGATCATGACATATCTGGTTCAGATTATACTTTACAAAGCACTATGTTATTTCGTGACACTAGTGCTTGGTATCATTTAGTGGTTGCTAAAGACACAACACAATCTACAGAAGCAGATAGGGTAAAAATATATGTTAATGGTTCACAAATAGCATTAACTGAAGTTGCGCTTGGCTATCCTACACAAAATTACGAGGGTTATATAAATACACAAACACCACATACTTTAGGCTCTTTAAATAATGATTCAAATTATGATGGATATATGACACAGGTAGTTTTTGTAGACGGCCAACAACTCACTCCAACATCATTTGGTGCATTTAATCCTGTTACAAATATTTGGGAACCTATACCGTATGCAGGGACATATGGCACCAACGGATTTAAATTAAATTTTGCTGATTCATCTAATTTAGGAGATGATACTTCAGGAAATGGAAATGATTTTACTGTTAATAATTTAACAAGTATTGATCAATCTACTGATACCTGCAGCAATAATTTTGCTACATTAAATCCTTTAGTAACATTATCTGGTGGAACTTTATCAGAGGGAAATTTAAAATATAACTATGGTTCTAATGGTTGGAGATCATCTTTTTCAACAATCGGTGCAAACAAAGGTAAATGGTATTGTGAGGTAAAATTTGATAGCGGTACAAATTTAGTTGTTGGTATTGTGGATGAAGATGGCTATTCAAGAAATTCTGGTAATTTCTTAGCAGATTCAACATTTAATTATTCTCATGGTTATGGTTATTATAGTAATGATGGGCATGGAAATTCTACAGGAAAAGATGGTCAAGGCACAGATGTTACTTATGGTGATACATTTGCAGCAGGGGACATAATTGGAATCGCCATGGATTTAGATAATGGAAAATTATATTTTTCTAAAAATGGCACATTTCAAAATAGTGGAGTTCCAACATCTGGTTCAACTGGAACAGGTTCGGTTTATAATATTACAAATTCAACAACTTTAAATTATTTTTTTGGAGTAT